GCTGGAGGCCGGACTGTGAGCGTGACTCTCCCCTCCCGCCATCCAATCCTGACGCCACAGTGGATCAAGAACGAGCTATGGCGCCGCGCTCGTGCAGTCCCCTCGCTGGACCTGCGCTTTGCCGACAACAAGAGCCTCGTCGATGCCACTACCGGCCAGAACCTCGTCACCTCCACCCGCGCCAGCAGCGGCGCCTACGTCGATAGCCAGGGTGTGATTCGGACGGCGGTGACGAATTTGAGCCTTCGCAGCCAAGAACTTGACAATGCTGCTTGGACCAAAACAGCATTGTCAATCACTGCAAACGCTACTGCGGCTCCCGATGGAACCATCACTGCCGACAAGCTGGTAGAAGACGGCTCAACGGCGACTCACAACATCGTTGAAGCTGCTGTAATTACCTACACAAGCGGTGTCGCATATAGCTTTTCGTTCTTTGTGAAAAAAGCTGAGCGTCAGACAGTGCAAATCCTGATGCACCCAAACCCGTTCCCTGGAACTGTTGGTCAGCGCACAGCAATTTTCAACAGCAACACTGGAGCGTTCGTCTCTGTTGGCTCTGCCTTCACAGGCAGCTCTGTCACATCGCTTTCTAGTGGTTGGTATCGCGTGTCTGTAACGTCTACGGCTGATGCAACTGCTACGGGAAACTTTGCAATTAGCCTCTGTTCCGACGACGCCGGTACAACTAGCTACGCTGGCGACGGAGTATCAGGTTTATTCCTCTGGGGCGCCCAACTAGAGCAGTCCAGCACGGTCGGTGAATACATCCCCACCACCAGTACGATCAACAGCGCCCCACGCTTCGACCACAACCCCACCACGGGCGAGAGCTTGGGGTTGTTGGTGGAGGAGCAGAGGACGAACTTGTTGCTGCAAAGCAACGGGTTTGATACGACTTGGACAAGTACCAACACCAGCCAAACCGCAGCAGCAGGTACAGCCCCAGATGGAACCAACACCGCTTGGGAGATAAAAGACACTGTTGACGGTTCTGCAGTTAATCATCTTTTAGGTCAAACAGTTAGCGCAACAGCAGGTGTAAATTATACTGTTAGTGTTTGGGCAAAACAGGGAACGCTACCGGAGGTCTTACTATTCTGGCCTGCTGCTATTTTTGGGGCTGCAGTTAACACAAGATTTAATTTAGCGACCGGAGATATTATTTCATCGGGGACGGGCGTCACCGCATCAATCGTAAGCTTTTCAAACGGATGGTATCGAGTTGCTGGAACACTACAATCATCGGCTACGGCAAGCGGAAACTTTCAGATTCGCTTAGGCAATGGGACAGGTGGTAGTTACCAAGGCGACGGCACCGGCACCATCTACCTCTGGGGCGCCCAACTAGAAGCCGGCTCCTTCCCCACCAGCTACATCCCCACCACCACAGCAACAGTCACCCGCAGTGCTGACGTGGCCAGTATTAGTGGGAGCAACTTCTCTTCTTGGTATCGGCAGGATGAGGGGACGGTTTTTGCGGACTCTACTGTTGCTGCCACCAACAACACACGTATAGCTGCAATTTCTGATAACACAACCACTAACCGAATATTCCTATCCCGTGGTTCTGGGTCTGGCGGCAACATCAATATGACAGTTACGAATACAACAGTTCAAGTTTCCGCGCTTATATTTGCAACTGCACTAGCTGCTGGCACATCCAATAGAGTAGCTGCAGTCTATAAAGCCAGCGATTTTGCTGGAAGCGTTAATGGTTTAACTGCTGTAACGCAAAATACGGGAACAGTTCCATCGGCGGTAACTCAACTTGGAATTGGCACCGGAGAGATATTGGGTAACAACACCATGACCGGCACCATCCGCCGCCTCACCTACTGGCCCCAACGCCTCTCCAACTCCACCCTCCAGCAGATCACGCAATGACACACTTTATACGCTTCCCGGACGCTGAAACCGGCATGACTGCCCTAGACGATGCAGGGCTGTTAGATGGTGACCTGCAGTTCATCACCGCTTCCCACAACCACGCCCTTGATGTAATCGGCACCATCACCCGTGGCGGTGAATGGGACGAGGAAGGCAACGTCATCACCCCACCTGAAGTGCTCAACGGCTGGCACGTCAACTATGCGGGTGAGCTGCCTGAAGGGTGGGAGGAGTTTGTGGTGACGCCTGAAAACCCTGCAAGGGTGTGGGCGTAGTGGCAGTCAAGAGCAAGACCGGCACCGGCGCTGTGCCCCGCAAAGAGCCGGTGCATCACAAGACGACTCAAGGCGCAGGCCGTGGCAGCAAGCCCAAGCCCGGCCGTAAGGCATACAAGGGGCAGGGCCGCTAGTTCACCTTCCAGGGCATCGGCCCCCACTTGGCGACCAGCCCGGTGAATAGCCCGTGGCTGGGGTGGCAGTCATGCTGCCTTCCGTCCAGTCTGTACAGCTTGTCCAGCCACTCCATCCGACGCTCATCTTCACGGCGCCACTTCGGGTCGTAGGTCATGGATTTACTTGACTCGCGGCAAGGTTAGATCCAGTTGCACCCTTCTCCTGCATCAGCAGCCCGCGCCTGTTCCAGTGTCATTCCCATGGCCATCCGGTCTGGTGTCATCACCACATGGCCGTGCCAGTCACCGATCATTGCCTCCAGCATTTCAACGCTGCGGGCATCACGCCGCACCTGCTGATCCTGTGCCGCCTGTTCCTGGAACCACTGGACACACATGGCCCAGGCATCCAGACGGTCATCGTGCAGCAGTGAGCCACGGTCTGCTGTAAGACGCGTCATTTGATAGAAGAGGCTGTAGGAGCTGTCCTTGTCCTCCACCGCAGCCCTAAGCAGTTCGGCGTCCGCTTCAACAACACGTCGATCCACCACCATCCGATGCGTCTGCATCACCGGGGCCAACGTGTCGATGATCCGTAGCTCCTTCCGCTGATTGGAGCGGATCGGCTCCACCCGGCAGTTGGCCCCAGCCTTTACCAGGAATGGCTTGAGCAACTGGGCGTAGATCTCCAAGCCGCCGAAGTTGGTCTCCACCAGGATCTCGTTGACCCGATGCTGCTTGGCCAGGGAGGCGATCTTCTCCCACAAGCTCTCGCCAACGCCCCCCAGGCGTCCACCGGATTCCATCAGGTAGTAGTTGCCAGCCCATGCCTTGACGATTGCCCAGGCGAACTCATCACTGCCCCCACCACTGGGGTCTAGGGCCATGACGGTGGGGACTTCCCCAACAGGCACTGTGCCTTCTACTTGGGCCGGGCGGTAGAACCTCGGGTCATGTGCCATGCCAACGCAAGGCAGGTCATCCAATGCCAGGTACTTCGCCTTCTCGTGGGTGAGCACCTCCGGCAAGTGGCCATCGATGGTCATCACCATCAGGTCAGCGCAACGCAGCGGGTAGCGCTCAATGTCACTGAGGGTGGCATCCAGGAGGAACTGCAGCTTCCACTGCATGGGGCTCATGCTCAGCTCCCGCTGCAGCAGCTCGTCTTCCGAGAAACGTGTGTCTGTAGGCCGGCCATCGGAGATGCCCACCCGCTTCTGGATCAGCGGAGCCAACGCACCGCGGTATGGGGTGGGGTCAGCTGGCACCCGAGCTGGCCACATCCGCATGTCGTAGTTCAGGTCACGCTGCAACGCGAAGTAGATCGAGTCCGTTGAGCTATGGGGTGTACCCAGGTAGACGATCTCTGGTCCCTCCCCTGGCTTAAGGATTGCCTCCAGCTCGTTCAGCGAGTTCCTCAACTTCTCCCGTTGCACCTGTGTCAAACAGGTCTGCGGTGTTTCGCAGTCATCAACAAGGATCGTGCTGGCACGGGAGCCTGTGATCTGCCCCGTGATTCCCGCAGCGCGGACACTCGGTGATTGCTCAATCGACGCACAGGTTCCAACATCAAAGTTGATTCGGCTGTAGCGCCCATCATGGCTGTCGGGTTGCATGTGCTTCAACCACGGCACGCGGCTGATCGTTTGCAGCAGCCAGGCCGTCATGGCCTCTGATCTGGCCATCGATGCACTGATGATCAAGCACTTCTCGTCTGGGTTGCGAAACAACTTCCACAGCAGATACATGGCAGATAGCGTGGATTTGCCGCACCCACGAAACGCAGCAATCACTCTGCGCTTTGGACCGTTTTCGAGGTACTCGATGATCTGGAGCTGCACAGGTGTTGGCGCATCCGCCATGTGTAGCTCTCGCATTAACGCTGTAGTGAACTGCGCGAGGGTTGCATCTTTCATCAACAAAGCATAAGAGCCGCCTGGAGAAATCCAAGCGGCTCACCTTGCCTGACCTCGCCATGCCTTGCCTTTCCCAGGCGTGCCCCGCCACGCCTTACCAAGCCTTGACTGCCCATGAGGGCAGCAGAGGAGCGATCCAGATGGACGCCCCAGTGCTGCTTTCACAGCCCCTGCCCGGCAATGCCACTCCGCGCCACGCCATGCCCCGCCTGGCCTCAACCCTGCCCAACCTTGACTGCCCATGAGGGCAGCAGGGAAGAGCCGAAGCTCCTCCGTGCTGCTTTCACAGCCCTTGCCCGACCCGACCAGGCCTCGCCTCGCCCAGCCTCGCCTGACCAAACCGTGCGCTGCCGGACCACACCTGGGACTTACACCTAACGGAAGCCCAGGCGATCAAACAGCCAGCAACTGTTGATTGATCTGCTCCGCAACAGCAGGGCGATCAACAACCTTGGCCTCAAAGCGGCCATGCTTTGGCCTCCAATCGCCTATGCCAACAAGCTTGCCGGCATCAACGACGATCTCCTCGACCTCCCGCAAGTTCAACACATCAGGGTCGTACTGCATCTCAACGAGCGCAGACCACTCTCGGAAGATCGGGCGCGTGCGCATGACCTTGGCCATTCCAACGCGCACGCCAGCAACATGAACGTACTGCCCGCTGGCAAACATGCTTTCAAGAGCGCCGTCGTCGATTGATGCGGGCTTGCCTGGGAATAGCAGCGATGCGTGCCCAGTGATGTAGATGCCAGTCTTGGCCTGAGGGCCTCGCTTGGACTTCTTCGCGCCGCCGATCAAGGCGCTCTCGATCACGTAGTCCGGGACAACAAGGTCGTCCTGGAACCTGTACAGACCTGCCATCCACTCAAGTTTGGCCAGTTCATCCAGGTCTGCATCCGTCTTCTTGCGCTTACTGCTGACCGCCTTCATCGCCTTGGCGTAGATATTTCGCGGATCTGCTGTTTGCCCGTTGTGGAGGAGCAATGGGCTCACTCCAGACAGTTGAAGCCAAATTGTTGGCAGTGATGTCATGTCGCTTTGATGGGATGTGTGTCGATAAAGCTGGGGCTGATACAGGCACGTGAGAGACCTGCTTACGTGGGTCAAGCTTGAAGCGCTGCTGCCTGACTGAGTTAGTAATGCCGTCGTGGCATGTCGAGCACAACGTCAGAAGGTCTGACAACCGCTCATTCCCAAACGACGGGTACCTGTAGTCAGGCGGCCCTGCATTGATGTGATGCACTTGCAAGCTTGGCCATCCGAGGTCGTCTAACTGCTTGGCAGTAATTCCACAGCCCTTGCAGCTGTAGCCGTCGTGCTCAAGCCTCATGCGCCGTTTCTCTTGCCACTCCGGTGAGGAGTAGTAGTCACTCATGCGTTTGCTGGGTCATGTGCGCTTGCGTGTTGACCCACTCTTTCTACGTGATCTCTTCCGGCCTGTCAAGTGTTGAACGGTGTCAACACCATCCCGCAACGCAGCCTCACGTTCCTCCCTCATCAGCGCCTGTAGCTCCTGGTAGCCAGGCGCATCAGGAACCCCTGCGCTCCTCAAGATCTCCGTCCAGTTCAACCACCCCGTCTCCTCAGCTCAGCCTTCAGCCTCCTCACCTCATCCAGCAACCTCGCCTCCTCCGCCGTCAGTACCTTCACGCTCCCCTGCTTCGGCATCCCACTCCCAATCCCCCTCCCCAGCAGCTCCTCCTGCCTCCTCTTCAGCCTCCCCCACAACTTCTTCTGCGCTCCCTTCCACTCACCCCTCAGCTCCGTACTCATCCAGTGCAAACACGCATCAACCTCCTCCAGATTCATCTCCGGTACCGCCATGTTCATCTTGTACATCCCTTTCCCCATGCTCACTTGCTCCACTGCTCCCCACCTCATCACTCCACGCCATCCCAACTCTCAACACCTTAACACCGTTCAACAGTTGACTCAATACTTGACACGCCCGGTATCCTGATACTCGAAGAGGGGCGACACTCGCTCAGCTCGGTTCAGCCCGCTGGTCCCGTCCCGCTTCACTCGGTGCCTCCCAAACCGTGAAATCCCGCCACTGATTGGTAAGTGGGTGAACGCAAGCTGGCGTTTTTGCTTTCTCCCCCTAGGGGGTGTGCGTCTGAACGCCTAGGCGCACTTGCAACCAGCCAGTGGTGCACAGGGTTCTCAGAGGATCACCAGTCCGTTGGATTTGCAACCAAGGGATTGGGAGGGGGACAGGTGCACTATCGAGTGCACCTGAGGGTGCACAGATCCTTCACACGCCCGACCCTGCGAAAGTGAGGGTGAGGGGGTGGTGAATGAGGGGGGTGAGGTGGAGGTGCAGGTGGAGGTGCCGAGTGAAGTGAAGGGCCGTCTTGGAGAGCTCGCGGGAGCGAGCGAGCAGGCCCGGAACGAGCGAGCTCACCTCAGGTGATGAGATGAGGTTGAGAGGTGAGTGAGTTGCTGTTGTTGATGAGAGCGAAGCTCTCCTAATTAGGAGTCAATTAGGAGTTACTCAGGAGTTACTCAGGGGTTACTCAGTGGTTTGGTGTGTGGTTTGGGTTGAGGTATGTGGGTGTCGGTGTGGGTGGGTGACGGGTGAGATGGGGCGATCCGGTGGAAATGCAACCAAGGGGAGGGGGAAGGGATGAGAGGGGAAGGGGAGTGGTTGAGAGAGGTGAGCTCGCTTGCTTTGGGCCTGAGGTCGGCCGCTGTGGCGGCCGCCTCCGGGACGGCCCTTCGCTGCGCTCGGCACCTAGGGGGTGGAGGTTGAGGGGAGGCACCTGTTGACAGGAGGCAAGGTGTGTGATCTGATTGGGTGATGAGGCAGCAACGCCTCGTGACGTGAACCTTGCAACCTGACCAATGCCCACTCAAGTGACCGGCTCCGGCCTTCTCTCCTTAGTTGCCGACTTCGGCTCTGAGGCGCCCAAATCCCAGCTAGTGGCCGCGGCCGGCTACATCAGGCCTGATGGGAAGCTCGCTTGGACTTCCTTCTACGAAGCACTGCTAGAAGCCAAGGGGATCAACCCCGTGGTCACCAAAGACGAAGACGAAGACTACGAAGCACTAAGCAGCGAGGCCCAAGGCCTCTACGACGAGATCCACGAGCGGATCGGTGAAAAGTGGGATCACGCTGATCTGATGGAGATGCTCGGCAAGGTGCAAGACCTTGGCATCGAAACCGCTGATCAATTCGCCGATGCCCTGAGCTTCGTGGCTGACGATCCCTGGCACTGGCAGCGGGACTTCGTGGAGAGCCTCCTAGAAGACAACTTCACCAACGATGCAGGGCTGTACAGCTGGGTTGTGATCGATCACGAAGCGACGTGGGAAACCGCCCTGCGATACAAATACAGCGAGATCGAATTCGATGGATCGGTTTACGTGTTCAGCAGCAACTTCTAGCGGCCTCTCCTTGCCACCGTTCTGCTGTTGAGCGGTGGCACTATCCGGAAGCTCCCACCAAGGCCCTACGGGGCCTTGCTAGGGGCCTCACAACAGCCCCAGCGTGAACCTTGCATCTCAACCATGGCAACCACTGATCTCACTAACGCAACAGCCGAGCAGCTGCAGGCCCTGCAGATCGCTCAGTCCGATCCGGCGTGCACCGCAGTTCTTCCCTACTGGCCGGTGTGGGCTGCTGCGCAGTTCGCGTCAACCGATGAGTGCAAACAGCTGCTGCAGTTTGTGCATGTTTGGCGCGACGGCGACATGTTCCAAATTGAGTCAACCGATGGGCACCGCGCCTTCCGGTATCGCTTCCCAGCTTGGGGCTCTGATTGCCTGCCCACACTGTGGCGCTTCCCGGATCAGGGCCTGCTGTTGCACGCCAAGGCCCTGCGCAAGGCGGTGAGCTACTGCAAGCTGCTCACCGTCACAAACGACATGCGGGCCGTCTTTCATGGCGGGAAGAAAGACTCACTAGCTGAGCTCTCATCAGTCAACCTTGCCGGCCACTACAGCGTGAACACCGCTGCAGATTGCGGCAAGGTCGGCACTTTCCCGAACATCAATCAGCTCTGGCCGGAGAACTTCACTTGCGCTCCCGGCAAGTCTTGGGCATTTAACGCTCGCTATCTGAAGGAGTGGTGCGCCGTGGTGGAGAAGCTCTCCCATAACGGTGTGACGCGGACGCAAGGCAACGCCGCCACCACACCGTTCACGTTCAGCAGCAGCTATCAGCCGCGGATTGGGCAGCACTGCAGCGATGCGCAGCTAGAGCTCCTGCTGATGCCAGTTCTGCTGCGCGATTGACGCTCCTACTGAGGCCCTGCGGGGCTTCTCTAGGGGCCTCAAGCCCCTCCAATCGCAAAGAGACAATGGAACTCACAGAAGAACTCACAGCAGCACTCACAGAAGCCGAAAACGAAGGCCTGCCAGGCCTGCCGTATCGCTCACCTGTTCGCCTCGCCGCATGGATGTGCGAGCACGAAACCCAGCTGCTCACGATCCACAGGCTGTTTCAGGTGGCGAGCTACGACGCACAGCTTGAGGATGAAGAGCTAATCGAGCGAATCAAGGATGGCGTTCACCTCTACTGCGAGGTGATGACTGGCTACCGGGAGCGGTTCTGCCTCTGACGCTCCTACTGAGGCCCTGCGGGGCTTCTCTAGGAGCCTCACCTGGGCTCCCTGTTGCACCTTGCAATGCCTGATCATGCACTACAGATCAAACCCGCGGCTGACCGTGGTTTTGCCGCCTGTTGTATTTGAGCGCATCGCGCACTTATCTACTCAACAGGGGCGAAGCATGTCTAACCTAGTGGCACACCTACTTGAGAACGCGTTACAGCGTCACCGATCAGAACCTGAATGATGAAGCACTTTTGCACCGTGGCGGCCCTAGTGGCCGCCTTTCTTCCGGCTCCTGCCGGGGCCTATCCGGCGCCTAGCACCTACGGCCAGCCGAGCACTCCCTACGGCCAGCCTTGGGGGCAGTCACAACAGCAGCAGGAGATCCGCAACCTGCAGCAGGAGGTTTACAACCTGAAGGATCAGCGGATGAAGAACTGCGTGAACAGTGGTTCTACCTACTGTGGCTGGGACAAAGGAGGCTGGTGATGGATCTGGAAGCCCTCATCGCACACCATGTTGAGGCCTTGATTGGCCTCGGTTGGAGGTGGGAAGGCCGCGGCCTGGTGCCCACTTTGCGTGCCAAGAACGTGCCTGCGATCAACAGTCAAAGGCTGTCACTAGAAACAATTAACCATCCACCGGAGAAAAGTTAATGAATCCCTGGAACATGTTGGGTGTTGCGATGGGCTTAACTGCAAGTTGCTTCGCGATACAACTTGGTGATCCCCAATTCTTTACCTCCGAGCACGCTGAGATCTGGCATGAACATCTGGCTCCCGGTCGACTTTTACCTGAGCCTGTCCAAGAGCCGTACCAGATTGCTGGAGGTGCCGACCGTGGTGTTCCACAGTGGGGTTACTAAGGCGGTGCGCATTGAGTGCTGCATACTGCTGCACTTGTGCCTGATTATTGATTTTTCGCTAATCAACCTTTATAAAGTCTTCCGCCGATGAGCTACTTAAACGCACTCAAGTGATGCACCGCATAGGCAACGTTTGACTTACGTTGACATTGTGAGAGCACCTTGCAATGTCAAATCTGTCCAAACTCCACGCGGCAATGCGGTTTTGCCGGCGTGAGCACGCCCAGCTACGCGCAAGCCAGCTGGAGCTGTTGCTAGCCATCCAACTCAAACCAGGCCAAACCCAGTCAGAGCTTGCTACTGACTGCAGCTTGACCCTTTCGGCTGTCTCTAGGGCGGTCGATGTTATGGGCTCGAAAGGGCGCAGCGACAACAAGGGTCAAGTGGCCATGCAGTGGGTGGAAACACGCGACAACCCGCATGACGAGCGGATCAAGCAGGTCTATTTGACACAAAAGGGCTCCGAATTCCTTCACCTATTGGAGATGATCACTTATGGCAGTACGGTTCCGGAGTGACCGAAACAAGTGGTATGCCCAGGTCACCACTGATCACGGTCGATTCTCCAAGTCTTTCGATACTGAAAGGGAGGCAGCTGAATGGGAGGCCGAGGCCCTTGCTGCCACGGCACCCAAGGTCAAGGCCCACGAGCGGCCCTTCCCACCTACCAGCGAGGGCTCCCTGGGCCAGCTGGTTCGGGTCTGTGAGCAGATCGACTGGGCCGGGAAGGATGACTCCCAGATGAAGAACGCCCACCGCCTCGTGCGGATGCTTGGCCCTGATACCCACATCAGGGAGCTCACGATGCGCCGCCTTGACGATCTGGTGGCTGACCTGCGGGTTGCTGGCCCCAAGGGCGAGCCCCTCAGTAACACCACGATCCTCAAGTACATCAGCGCCGCCTCGATCATGCTCAAGCGGGCCACCCGGCTGGGCTACATCGATCAGCCACCGCTGCTGCCCGAGAAGCGCACCCTGCGCACGCCTGAGCCGCGTGATCTGGTCATCTCAGACGAGTGGTTCGCAGCCCTGTTGGACGGCATGGAGAAGCGCGAGCAGCGCCTGTCCATCGCCATCACCCTGTTCCTCCGTCACATGGGCTGCCGCGTGGGCGAAGCCCTCAACCTGACCTGGGATCGAGTTGATCTGAACAGGGCCTGGGTTCAGTTCGTGAAGACCAAGGGCTCGATGCCTCGCCGCCTGCCTGCTTCCGAGGAGGTGCTCTCAATCCTCAAGGCGATGAAGGCCCGGAAGACCCAACGCGTCTTCCCGATCCGCTACTGGACATACCTCACCCACTACTCAGATGCGAAGCACGACGCGTGCGACGCCCTGGGCCTAGGTGAAACCGTGCGGAAGGAATGGGTGATCCACACGCTTCGGCACACCCGGATCACGGAGCTGGCCAGCCAGGGCCACCAGGCCCCAGCCATCCAGCAGTGGGCTGGACACAAGTGTTTGGCAGTAACTCAGCGCTACATCCATGGCGCTGGCATCAACCTGCAGGGGCTGGTGCAATGTTGAACGGTGTCTAGTAGGTGAGACTTGGTTGCAACCACGCGCAACCAAAATGCAACCAAACAACAAAGGTTGATTTGAAAAACCCTGTCCTGGTCTAGGATTTGAACCGCGGGAGCATGGCGGAATTGGTAGACGCAGCGGACTTAAAATCCGGGCAAAGATTGCCACCGCGCAAGAACCCAGGCCAGAACAGGGATTCCCACTGAGATCCCTGAGAATGTCCGAACAACAGTCAAACGCTGTCAAGCAACCACTGCAACCACAGCTTGAGCTGGAGGAGTGGTGCAGATCTACGAGCACAAGCCGTTTCCTGAGAGATGGATGGCAGAAGGGAGCGAGTGGAACAATCGTTCAACGGTTGGCATCTCTTTATCTCGAAAAAGTTCTGGAGATCTATGAGAAATCGAAGCTCTCTCCTGGCCGCCAACATCACATTTGGGCATTGATGCACAGCCGTGAGGCTGTCCGGCATGTTGCACTTGAAAGCCTTGCTTACCTGCTGGGCAACCTCAACGACGAGCGCCCCTACAACCAGATCTGCGGGATTCTCGGGAAACGGGCTGAGTACGTCCTCTGGTTGACCCATCCCTCATGGGGGCGTGGCCTGCACCTGCAGGGCCTGCGGCTGGCCAGCAACAACGACCTGTCAATGGGGCTGATCCGCAAGCGGCTACGGGACAAGGGGTTCCGCAAGGCCGCGGCCTACAGGGAGCTCAAGCATGTGGAGCGGGCTGCCCTGGGTGCCTTCTTCATCGAGTGCGTGGCCATGAGCACCCAGATGCTGGAGGTGTTCGTGCAGGTGAAGCACCGGCGCAAGACCCGGATGGTCCGCTACACCCCGCTGTACTGGAACTTCCTCAAGCGCTGGCGGGAGGCGGCCACCCTGTTCCGGCCGCTGTACATGCCGATGGTCCAGCCGCCGCGGCCATGGTCCGGCCATACCGGAGGCGGGTATCTGAGTATCGGCTCAACCGTCTCCACTGTTGGGTGGGAGCGCTGGCCTGAAGTCAGCAAGCGGATGCTGCCTTGCGTGCTGGGCAGCATCAACCTGCTGCAGGCCCAGGCTTACGAGCTGGACCACGCGCAGGTGGCGCTGACTGAAGCGTGCTGGAACCTGGGCCACGAGATGGGCAGCCTGCCCAAGCGTGAGCGGCTGGCTGAACCCGTCGATGCTGAGTTCAAGGAGCAGGGCCTAGGTCCTTCTGCCTACTGGAAGGCGGTGTGGAAGTGGAAGAGCGATCAGCGCAAAGACGGCCAGCGTTCCCGCTTCATCAATGCACTGATTGCATACCGCCGGTTGGAGGAGGCGCCCTCGATCTGGTTTGTCTGGCACATGGATCACCGGGGCCGCCTCTACAGCAGGGGTGCCCAGCTCAACATCCAGGGGCCCGATCACCTGCGCAGCATGACCCGCTTCCACGAGCGCAGCCCGATCAAGGGTCACGAGAAGGCGTTTGCCTGGAGCCTTGGCGAAGCCCTCGGTACACCACCGCATCCGGCAGACAGGCTGGGCTACCTGGAGCTCATGTCCACCGTGGTGGGCAGGGTGGGTGGTGACCCGCTCGGCAACATCGGCTATTGGGAGCGGGCCAAGGAACCTTGGCGGTTGATCCAGCTCTGCCGGGACTGGCACCAATACCTGGAGGACCCCGGCTACTGCAGCGGCACCATCCACTGGTTGGATCAGACCTGCTCGGGCTGGGGCCACGTGGCCTGCCTGACGGGTGATGGCACGTTGGCTCAGTACACCAACGTGGTCGGCAGCAAGCCAGCTGACCTGTATCTGGGCATCGGAAAGCTGGTCAAGACCAGGATCCGTTGGCAGTGCGAGCAAGAGCACCCCGAGCGGAAGCAAAAGGCGTTCGAGTGGTGGCGTAACCACGAGATCCCTCGCTCCCTATGGAAGAAGGTGCTGATGCCCGTGATCTATGGGCGCAGCTACCTGAGCCTGGCCGAGGAGATCAAGCTGTACCTGCGGGATGAGGTGGGTGACTTCCTCACTGATGAAGGGCTGCGGGTGTTGGACCTGGCCCTGACCCTGGCCACCACCGTGAACAACGTGGTCAACGAGGCGCTGCCTCATGTGAAAGACCTGAGCCGGTGGCTGGTGACGTTGAGCAACCTGCAGATCGATGCAGGACTGCGGCCCTACTGGTTCACGCCCAACGGGCTGGCGATTGAGTGCTATCAGTCAGCCACCAAGCGGGACAATATCGAGCTGAACCTGGCGAAGCGGACCATCAGGTTGAGCCTGAATGACGCCACTGGTTGCAAGCCAGACAAGCGGAAGACAGCCCGCAAGTTGGTGCCTGACTTCATCCACAGCATGGATGCGGCGTACTTGCAGCGCTTTGTCGCCCACTGGGGAACGTACAGGCATCCGATTGCAACGATCCATGACTGCTTCGGTACAACGCTGGAGCACGTGGAGACGTTGCAGTCAGAGCTGAATGATCAGTGGCACCGCTTCTACTCGGTGGACCACCTGCGTAAACACAAGGAGATGGTTGAGGTTCTGCTTGGGGCTGAAGTCCCTGACCCGCCGATGGTGGGCACGCTGGACCGCAGCCGCATCGGCGAGAACCGCTACTTGTTCACTTGACGCATTGTTGACACCATTCAACATTGCCTCTATCATCTTGCCCAGCGGGCATTGGTGGTGAGCTTCGGTCCACGCCATGTAAGACCCGCCTACCCACGTTTCATCAGGAGTAATTCGTGCCCAAGTTTGTGTCTCCCATCGGAGCCATGGTGTTCGGCAGCATTGTCGAACCACGCGAGAATCCCAACAGCGGCAAGGTCGAGTGGAACCTCGGCTTTGTTCTCAGCTTGGAAGACTCCAACACCATCATGGAGAACATCGCAACAGCTGTTGCTGCAAAGCGTGCCGCCAATCCCAAGTTTCCTCAGACCGACGACAAGCTGAAGTTCCCCTACCGCCCCTCGCAGCGCCGCAACGAGGAGGGCGAGAAGGAAATGGACCCCGACAACCTGCTCTGGAACTTCAAGCGCAACGCCACCTACCAGACCAAGACCGGAGAGATCAAGCAGAACAATCCCCCTGCTCTGTACGACAGCCTCGGCCGCCTTGTCACCGGCACTATTGACCGCGTGCCCTCCGGCACCACGGGCAAGGTGGTCTACGAAATCTACGTGTACGACATGCCCGGTGCCAAGGGCGTGTCCCTGCAGATCGTTGGCTTCCAGATCGCAGAGATGAAGAAGATTGAGACTGACCTGGCACCTATCGAAGGTGGCTGGGTGCCGGACGAGATCGACGACATTGCCGCTGCCCTAGCCGCCGATGCTTGACCGGTACAACCGGCGAGTACGCAGCAAGAACGACAAGGAGCGCCGCTCCAAGCTTGAAGATGAAGTGGAGCAAGCCCTGATTAACCAGGGCTACTCACCTGAGTACGAGAGCGAGCGGTTCTCCTACGTCTTGCATCGGAAGTACCGCCCCGACTTCAAGGTGGGCAACGTGTATGTGGAGGTGAAGGGCTGGTGGCCACCGGCGGAACGATCCAAGTTCCTGGCGGTGATCTTGAACAACCCTGGCCTGCCGATCTTTGTGGCGCTGCAACGTCCCAACTTGACGTTGAACAAGCAAAGCAAGACCACCTACGCCGAGTGGTGTTCTCGGCATGGCGTTGCCTGGTGCCCCATCCCAATCCCACCTGACTTCATGAAGCAATGGCAAGAGGGAGCGCGACCCACATTCCATGTCCCAACGAAGAATGTGGAAGCTCGGACGCAGCAACCGAGTACTCAGACGGTTCTATTTACTGCTTCTCCTGTCAACAACGATTCACCTCTGATGGACAACCTTGGAAACAGTCAATGAACTCAACCGCAAAAAAGGCCTTTCAAGCCCTTCCACGCACTGATTCAGTCACCGCCAAAGCCAGCCTGTTAATCGGAAAAGCTGCCAGCATCCCCTCCCGAAAGATCACCGAGCGCACCTGTCGCTTGTTCGGCTACGACGTCTCGACTTACAGAGGACAGCCTGCGCAGATCGCCAACTACCGGGATGAGAACGGGCTGACCGTTGCCCAGCACATCCGGTATGGCGAGAAGCAGTTTGCCTGGGTCGGCCGAGAGAAGGGTCTCAAGATCCAGCTCTTCGGTCAGCACCTCGGCACCGATGGCACCCTCATCCTCACCGAGGGGGAGATCGATGCCATGTCGGTCTACGAGTGCTTGTACAAGCACCGCCACCAGAGCAAGTTTGTTGTTGCCTCGATTCCTGATGGAGCTCAAAGCGCTAAGGAGTACGCGAAGGCGGTTGATTCGCCCAAGAGCCAGCTCCGTTACATCCTGGGCTTCAAGCGGGTCGTCATCTTCATGGATACAGACGAGCCCGGCCGCAAGGCTGCTGCTGATCTGGCTGCACTTATCGGCCCTACTGCTGCTATCGCAGGAGGCTTCCCTTACAAGGACGCCAATGAGGCGTGGATGGCCGATGACTACAACGCCATCCTTGAAGCCATCAACAACGCCAGGCGCCATCGGCCGGAGGCGATTGTCCACGCACCAGATCTCCTTGAGAAAGTCCTCAAGCCTGAGCACCGCTTTGGCTTGCCATACCCCTGGGCCGGGTGGAACCGGATGACCGAGGGCATGAAACCGGGGCAGCTGGTGATGGTGTCCGGGGGAACCGGGATCGGGAAGAGCCTGTTCACCCGCAGCATCGCCTTGCATCTCTGCCGAGATCACAAGGTCAAGGTTGCCTACATCGGCCTTGAGGAAAGCTGCGAGACCAGCCTGGAGCGGATGCTGTCTGAACAGATGGGCGTTCCGCTTCACCTCGATAAGCCAGAGGAGAGGGCAGCTCGGGAGCCCGCAACCATTCGCTCAGCGATGGACGCTTTCGCCAACAATCTGTTCTTACTGGACAAGTTTGGCAGTGATGACTTCGACTCTTTTGTTGCCACCGTTAAACATTATGTCCTGGGGGAGCAGTGCCAAGTTGTTGTCCTTGATCACTTCTCCTTGCTCGCGGATGGCATTGCCCTCAATGCTGATCAGCGCAGGGCTATTGATCGCTGCATCAAGGATCTCAAGACGCTGTGCGTCGAGCTCAACTTTACGATGGTCGTCGTGTGTCACCTCTCCAGAAGCGGTGGTATTGGCCCATCTCACGAAGAAGGAGGCGAGCCAAGTCTTGCGGAACTTAGAGGGTCACACAGTCTGGCCCAAATCCCGGACTTCGTAGTCATGTTGCAGCGCAACCCCCGCGCTGAAGACAAGGAGGAAGCCAACACCACTACCTGTTGGCTGAAGAAGAACCGGGTCAAGGGCGAGCTTGGCCCCATGTGCAAGCTCAAGTACCTGAGCAGCTTCTGTCGATTCCAGGAGATCGATGCGTAGCTCAATCGTTAGTGCCGAGGGGTACAACCCCATCAACCGCGGCCGCACTTTTTCTGATGATCCTAAGCACCCACTATGGAAGATCCAGGTCAAGTTCCCAACAGCGAAGCCAATGGTGGAGCTGATCAAAGCTCCGACCAAACAGGCAGCGATCCAGTACGCGAAGACCAAGTACCCGGAGTCCGAAATCTCATTGCTTACGGCTACTCCTGTGCGCCGCTAGACCCGGACACTGAGTACCGCATCTGGGGTTCATACATCAACTCGATGTGTGACCACGCCATTGAACACTTCAACAACGCACCCAACCCTGATTATGCCCAAACGTCGTTCGCCCAAGCCTTCTGGAACGGTTACGGAGTCGCAGCCGGAATCCTTAGAAACACCATCAGGAGCTATCCCGTTAATCCAAAGGTGCAATGACGCCTACTGGTTTCCTGACTCGCGTTATGCGCTGTCTGATTCGGTGCGTATGGCGTCCGCCCTCAAGATCATTGCCGACGAGGTGGATGAGTGGTCGGCGGAGTGCAAGGCTAAGGGGTCGGAGATCGTTGCCCTTGCTCTACATGGGGTGGCGGAACGGCTCAGAGATGCAACAAATGTCTAGTACCCCTTTCACCCCTGCGGTCGTGGAGGAGAGCTGGCTCAGCGACACCGTTCATGCACAGCACATCTCCAGGGATGGGGTGAGTGATCTGTACATCGGTGGAGTCGGCAACAAGTCGATTGTCTTCTACAGCCTGCAAGACCTATCCCAATGGTTCATTGAGCATGGCATCGATGCTGATGATCCTGTCTGGCTGTACCTGGAACACCTTGCCAACGAGGAAACGAACTGATGGGACTATCTGCAACAGGCCCTGACTGCCCCTCCTGCGGGGCATGGATCACCAAGGTGATCCTCACCAGGGCCAACACAGCCTGCGACGAGTTGATCAGGCGTCGCCACTGCCACTACTGCGATCACCGCTTTTACACCAGGCAGGTGAGAGAGGAGATCGTTGACGTGAAGTGGGTGCCTGGCGCCAACGGGAAGTCAACGATTCCCAAGGTGATCAAGGTCTATGACACACCACTCAAGGGGAGGGCTGCAGCGTGACCATCTTTCTGCTTGACGGCGACATGCTGTTGATGCGTGCCGCCACTGCCACAGAGGTAGAGGTGCAGCTGGGCGACGACGTATGGACGCGCCATAGCGAGCTGCCCCAGGCCAGGGAGATGTACTGGCAACAGGTCGAGGCCTGGTGCGACCAGTTCGAGATCACGTTGGATGACGTGTGGCACTGCTTCACTGAAGCCAGTGCCTTCCGCAAGGAGATCTACCCCGGCTACAAGGCGAACCGGAAGAACAAGCCCAAGCCGATTGGGTACAAGCAGTTGAAGGCGGAGATCATGGGGGAGCCGAACGCGTTCTGCTTCCACCAGATCGAGGCGGACGATCTCATCGGGATCTTCGCCACCATGCCGGAAGCGAAGGATGAGCGTGTCGTCATCGCGGCACGTGACAAAGACTTAATGCAAATCCCTGGCATCCACGTGTGGATGGATGAGGGGCAAGATGTGGAGGATCAAGATGGACTTGTGGTTCAACGCGTCAATGGCACCGTCATCCAGACCAATTCGCCAGAACACGCCGAGCGCTTCACGTACCAGCAATACCTATCGGGTGACTCGACCGATGGAATCCCAGGCTGCCCCGGTCTGGGACCCGTGGGAGCCGCACGACTCGTCAAGGAGTTCGACATCACGCAGCCTGTGGATTGTTGGGAAGCGGTTGTTCGGGCGTATGAGAAGGCACAGAGCAAGAAGAAACTTGATCTATACAACGCACCCGAGTACGCCACGCAGCAAGCGCGACTAGCTCGCATCCTGCGACATGGCGAGTATGACTTCAACACCCACAAGGTCACGCTATGGAATCCCCCGACACGTTGAAGCGCATCATCACCAAGCACCTTGACGATGAATTGCTGGACGCTCTTGATCAGTTGTTCCCCGAAAGAACTCCTGAGCTGAATGACTCTATTGATCAGATTCGGTACGCTTCTGGTCAGAGATCTGTCATTCGCTTTCTCAGGGGGTTAGTTGATGGCTAAGAAAAAGTCCTCTCCGACAAAGGTTCAAACCAATGCCGGAGTCAACCCAATGGGCGCTCCTGCAAAGCCAGCAGCTGTGTCATCAATCGCGGCGGCTGGTCCTGTACTTAGCAAGAGCGAAGCGAGAAGCATCGCCGATGCCAAAGGCAAGACGGTCGCCCAGGTTATGGCCAACGCCCAAAACAAAGGCGTTGCGCTTGGATCTGGCTTGGTCAACCAGTTCAACAGTGGAAAGCTTGGACCAAACACGGCAATAGCCGGCACAAAAGCCTTTGACGCACTGCGCGGGCTTCAAGGCCTGCAGATGAATCCAGGCACGGCCTACGCCGGCTACAGCACCACAAGCACGCCTGCCAGTCGTTCCGTCAATGGCGGCTACACCAGTGGTTCTTCGACGATCAATCCGATTGTCCTGCCACGAAACATCGTCAGAGCTGCCGCTGGCGCAACCGGCACGGCCAGCGGCGGAGCCGGCGGGACTGGCGGAACCGGCGGGACTGGCGGAACCGGCGGAACCGGCGGGACTGGTGGGAAAGGGGGCAAAGGCAACAAGCCCGGCACCCAGGGGTATATCAACAGCCAGTTCGACGCCTACCAGGAGTGGGCTCAAACCACTATTGACACGCTGACAACAGGCCAAGACGTACTGACCCAGCAGATCCTTGACCTGCAGACGCGTAATGATCAGAACGTTGCCGACATCATGGCAACGTTCAGCGATCAGCTGTCCGCAACTCAAAGCGCAGCAGATGAGCAGATCGCTGGGCTGCAGAACTTGATGATGCAGCAGGAGCAGCAGTTCCAGCAAGCAAACACTGCTCAGCAGCAACAAGCGGCTTCCGCGCAGGCCGCCTACGAGGAGCAGCGTCGTCAGGCCGAAGCCCTTGCTCGTGCCTATGTCCCGAACATGGAGCCCACCGCTTCCAACCTGACCTACGGCAGCAACAAGAAGCAGGAGGACACCAACCTGCTGTCCAGCCTGACGATGCTCTCCCCCGCTAGCTCCACTTCGCCTTACCTCGCCGGTCTGCAAATCGCATGAAGAACACTGCTCAGTCCCGGTGGAAAGACCTGGAGCCGTACCGGAGCCTTTGCCTCCGGCGTGCGATTGATGCCAGCAAGCTCACCATCCCAACGCTGATCCCTGAATCCGATCAGAACGACAGCTGGGCAGGTGATCGCTACAACAGCATCCCAAGCCTGTACCAAGGGGCAGGCGCCCGTGGCGTCAATAGTCTCAGTGCCAAGCTGCTGCTTGCTCTCATGCCCCCGAGTCAGCCCTTCTTCCGGCTGACCATCGACAAGGGAAAGATCCAGCAGTACCTGGAACAGCGCGGCGGGCAGGAGGAGCAGCTGCTCAGCCAGCTTGATCAGGCTTTGTCCGATCTGGAGCGCCAAGTGCTGCGCCGCCTGGATCAACTTCAGGCCCGCTCCGCCCTGTTTGAAGCGGTCAAGCATTTGATCGTTGGTGGCAACGCACTGCTGTACATCGGTGCTGACGCGATCCGCATGTACACCCTGCGGTCCTTCTGTGTTGATCGTGACCCGGAGGGGAACGTCACCGAGATCGTGGTGCGCGAGCAGGTGGCTGAGCGCTACATGCCCGTGCGTGAGCCCAAGGAGTCAGGCGAGGGCGAAAGCGACGAGCGGGAAGACGTGTACACCCACGTCAACATCAGCCCCCAAGACAACCGGGTTGAGTGGTATCAGGAATACGACGGGGAAAAGCTGGCTGGCAGCGCTGGCTTCAGTTCCCTGGAGACCAGCCCCTGGGTGGTCCTAAGGCTTCGGAAGGTGGCTGGCGAAAGCTATGGCCGCGGCCTCGTGGAGGAGGTGCTGGGTGATCTTCAGAGCCTGGAGTCACTGAGTAAGGCAGTGGTGCAGGGTGCGTTGATCAGCGCCAAGGCGTTGTTCCTGGTCAACCCCAACGGCACGACCAGGGCCGACGTTCTGGCCCGCGCTGAGAACGGAGCCATCGTTGCAGGCAACGCAGCCGACGTGGAAGCGCTGCAGGTGCAGAAGTCATCCGACATGTCGGTTGCGCTGCAGGCCATGCAGTTACTGGAGCGCAGGCTCAGCTACACGTTCCTTGCCGACGAGGCGATCCAGCGTGACGCGGAGCGCGTTACTGCTGAAGAGATCAGGCTTATGGCAGAGAGCCTTGAACGTGGATTGGCGGGCGTGTACTCCATGCTCAGCGCCGAACTGCAGCTGCCATTGATCCGCAGGGTGATGCACCTGATGGAGCGCGAGGGCGACATTCCCCCGGTGCCGAAGGGACTGGTTGAGCCTCAGGTGACTACCGGCCTGGAGGCGATTGGCCGCGGCAATGACAAGCAACGGCTGACCACATTCCTGCAAACAGTTGCTGCATCCATTGGTCCTGAGCAGTTCCTGCAGTACATCAACCCCAGTGAGTTGATCCGTCGTTTCGCTGCAGCGGACGGCATTGATACAGCTGGACTGGTTAAGGATGACCAGGAACTACAGGCTGAGCAAGCACAGCAACAGCAGGCTATGTTGGCACAACAACTCGCACAAGGAGCGATCCAGAGTGGAGCAACGGCGACGCCGCAACCCAGCGGAGGAACAGCTGTCGGAACTGATCAAGGAGCAGTCGCAGCCTGAAGCCCCAACTCCTAGTGACAAAAGCTTGACACCAGGCAAGGGTTCACATACGCAGCCCCTGCCTGACGGTGGTCACATGATTATTCGGGATGGGTTCAATGTCTGAAGTTGCATTTGATGGTCAGTCAGGCAGCCCTGCAGAGCAGGGAGCTGCGGCCGAAGAGTCAGCCAAGATTGAGGCAGCCCGCGCTGAGCTTTACGACGAACAGGCGGGTGCCCAAGGGCAAGGCGAAGGGTTGATTCTGGGGAAATACCAGTCAACCGAGGACTTAGCCCAGGCGTACCTGAACCTGCAAAGGGAGTACAGCCGCGTCAAGAATGGCCAGCTGCCAAGTGATCCAGCACCCGAGCAGCAGGATGCTGAGGACTATGCCGGAGATGACGACTCCGAGGATGGTCCTGATCAAGGGGGGATTGACGCAGCCACCGCCTCCGCCATCCGCACCTCAGTGCTTGAACAGGCCGGAGGAGAAGCTGAGTATCAACGCCTGTCCACTTGGGCGGTGAACAATCTGCCGCCCGAGCGGACCGAGGCGTACAACGCTGCGTTGGCCTCTGGCGATCAGGCTGCAATCATCAACAGCCTCAAGGGTCTGCAGTATGACTACATGATGCAGAACGGCTACGAGCCCAAGCTCACTGGTGGCCGCGCTCCTGCGAATGAAGTGCGTGGCTTCAGCTCTCGTTACCAAGTGACGGAGGCAATGGCTGATCCGCGTTATGAAAAAGACGCGGGCTATCGACAGGAAGTGGAGCGGCGTATAGCTGCATCGCCTGATTCCATTTTCGGTTTCCAGCGTTAGGGGCTATAAAAGGAGCAGATCAACCAACCACGTGATCTGCTCCTGGGCCGGTGCGCCGACACCCCAGAGACGCGACGTTGGTGAAGGCAAGACGCCTCAGTGGTTAATCAACCGCACACCTTTCATCAACTAGGAGCCACATCATGGCTGCACCTAACGCAACACTGTCTCGCCCCGGTGCTATTAACAACACCACGGGTACTTGGGCGCAGGACAACGCCCTGTTCCTCAAGGTCTTTGGTTCGGAGGTTCTTACAAGTTTCGAGAGAAACTGCATTTTTGATGGCCTCGTTCAGACCCGTTCCATCCAAAACGGGAAGAGCGCCCAGTTCCCCGTGACGGGCCGCTTTACCAGTCGCTACATGACCCCCGGTGAAATGCTCACCGGTCAGGGCAACATGGCCCAGAACGAGGTGGTCATCAAGATCGACGACCTGCTGATTGCAGATGCCTCGATCTTCGACCTGGATGAGGCCAAGGTTCATTTCGACATTCGCTCGATCTACTCGGTTGAGCTTGGTCGTGCCATGGCTCGGAGCTACGACAAGCGCCTGGCCCGCGTGCTGACCCTGGCTGCTCGCACCAGCACCAGCGACCTCACCGCCAACCTGCCCACCGGCTTGTCTCCTGACGATCCGTACCGCGTTGGCACCCGCATCGACATCAACAAGGCCACTCCTACCCCGGACGACCTTGTTGCCTCGGTGTTTGCTGCTGCTCAAGCCCTGGATCAGAAGGACATCCCTGCTGATGGCCGCGTGCTCGTCTGCTCGCCGGACGTGTACTACACCCTGATCCAGTCCAGCCGTGCTGTGAACTTCGACTTCAACCAGCCTGGCGCCAACGGCAGCTATGCCACTGGCCAAATTTCCAAGCTGGCTGGATTCAACATCCTCAGCAGCAACCACATCCAGCAAGGCAACGTCACTGCTCCCACCGGCGAGCAGGGCTACACCTTCGGTGGCGTGGACACCGTGCTGTCTTCTGTGAACATGAGCACCACCAAGATGCTTGCGTTCCAGAAGGGTGCAGTTGGTGTCGTGAAGCTGCGTGATCTGACCATGCAGATGACCGGCAACGATTATGCCGTGACTCACCAAGCCACTCTGATGGTTTCCAAGATGGCTTATGGCGCAGGTCCCCTGCGTCCTGAAGCTGTGGTTGAAATCCACAACGGTTGAGTTCGGTCAAGTTGTTGGCAGGATGGGGGCAGCGATGCCCCCTTTTTTCATGGCAACGACAATCACCACTATCAATCCACCCAGCACAGTCACTGCACTGGGTTGGAACTGGCAAGATCAACAGACCATCGATCCTCTTGGCGCACAGGCTGTTGTGACTCTGGCCTCGGGTTTGGCCACTGGCACCCGCGCCGATGGCTCCGCCACCACCGCTCAGGTCTATCGAGTGACCGGCGTGAATGGCATCGTTGGCCCCGGCGGCTGGAAGGGCAACGGCGGCGTTCCAGGTGCAGCAGTGACTGCCAGCGCAGTGGCTGTGATTAACAACGGTGCCAGCGGTGCAACCAACAAGACCGGAGTTGCAACGGTGGGTGGCAGCGGCACTGGCCTGACCGTGAACCTCACTGCTGGCAGCGGCGTCGTCGCTTCTGCTGCTGTGAATGCTGCCGGTACTGGCTACCGGGCTGGCGATGTGGTCCGTGTCACCGCAACTGTGGCTGGCACCGGTGAAGACGTACTGCTGCGAGTGAGCTGATGACTGAGCTGGAGGCGATCAACACGCTGCTGTCCGTCATCGGGGAGGCGCCCATTGATCGCCTCAGTGACATCAGCGTCAACGAGATCACGGACAGCGCCCTGGCCCGCAAGGTACTGGGTGAAGTTGAACGTGACGTTCAGGCCGAGGGCTGGTCGTGGAACACCGACCACGAGGTGCCGCTGCAGATGAACTCAGCCAATGAGTTCCCGCTCAATAGCAGTGCGTTATCGGTGCAGTTCTCGCCAGCCCGTTACCCCAACATGCAGTACGTGGCACGGGGCAACCGTGTGTACGACAGGCTGCAACGCAAGTATGACTTTGGGGTGACAGGCATGTCACCGCTGTATGTGGATCGGATTGTCACCAGGCTGTCCTGGGATGAACTGCCCCATGCAGCGCAGCAGTACATCACGATCCGTGCGGCCCGGATCTATGCCGACCGCTACCTGAATAGCAACGCGATCTACGCGTACACCGTCCAAGACGAGGAGTACGCCCGCGCCATGTTGATCAGGGATGAGGAGCGGCAGCTCAATAACAACCTGCTTTGGGGCAATGACCGGGGTGCTGGTCAAGGCCTTGGCTACATCCCTGCAGAGGGTGTCAACTACCGGAGAGTCTGATGCGTTCCAAGTCTCGGCTGACCCCTCGGCGTGAGGTGCCAGCAAGCCTGGTGCAGGCCAACGTTGATTCGTTGACCCAGGGCATCAGCCAGCAACCTGCCCACCTGCGTCAGGTGGGTCAAGCCGAGAAGCAGGTGAATGCCTGGAGCTCTCCGGTGGAAGGTCTGACCAAACGCAGACCGACGAAGTACGTGGCCAGGGTGAACTCCAGCCCGGTCACGGACTTCTTCATGGAGTTCATGCAGGTCACCCAAGGGGAGACCTACAGCCTGATGCTGTACCCCAGTGGCTCTGGGATGAAGCTCCAGCTGATGAACAGCGGGGCGGCACCTGCGCTGGACGTGCACGGCACTGGCCTTAGCGTGTCAGCCTCGCCTGGCGCCATCGATATTGCGAACACCGGCTACCTGTACAACTCAGGATCTGAATTCAGCGACAAGTACGTCTTCATCAACAGCGGTCCGCTCGGTCTCCTGCTGAACAGGGAAAAGGTGACGGCGATGGACGCCGCCACCAAGCCTGCGGCAGTGAACGAAGCAATGCTGTTCATCCAGGGCGTGGCCTACGAGATCAGCTATACGGTCAAGCTGAACGGCACAGCGCTGACCACATACACAACGCCTGCCGCCACCGCGACGCCGAACACAATCAGCACCACGTTGGTTGCCAACACCCTGGCTACCACCATCGGCGCAGTCAGCGGCTTCACAGTGACTCAGGTGGGTCCGATTGTCTACGTGAAGAAGACAGACGGCAGCGACTTCACGATCAGCATTGACGACGGCCGCAGCAACACGCTGGCCAGGGCAATCAAGGGCAAGGTCACAACGGTCAGTCAGTTGCCCACGCAGGCGTACAACGGGATGATCCTGCAGGTTGACTCCAACCCTGGGGACAACCTGGATGACTATTGGGTGCAGTTCTCTACTGACGATCCCACCGTCAACATTGGCCCTGGTAACTGGCAGGAGGTGACCCAGCCAGGCCAGCAGTACAAACTCAACGTGGACACCATGCCGCTGGTGATCTACCGCAGGGATACCAACGTGGTGTTTGTCGGCCCAGCCGATGGGGCCACTCGTTCATTGACGGTTGGGCCAACGACCTACAGCTACACGTTCCCGAAGTGGTCTGAACGGGACACGGGTAACTCCACCACGATTGAGACCCCTGCCTTTGTTGGCCAGAAGATCCGGGACCACGTGCTATTCCGCGGCCGCTATGCGGTCTGCGCTGGCCAGACGGTCATGTTCAGCGCGACTGATGAGCCGTTCCGGTTCTTCCAAAAGACCTCGACGCAGCTGCTGGACACCGACTCGTTTGACGTAAGGGCAAGCTCGGAGCGAGGGGAGGAGCTGAACTGGCTGCTCCCTATCGATGAATCCCTGCTGGCCTTCAGCCAGTCCAGCCAGTTCCAGGTGAGGGCAGCTGACGTTGACGTGTTGACGCCTAGGACGGCCACGATCCTGCGCCTGACCAACATCGAGATGAACCCCTACCTGCGGCCCAAGATTGCAGGTCCGACCATCATCTTCTCGACCAAGGAAGCTGGGTACACCAACTTCCGGGAGTACCAGTTCATCGATAACCAGCAGCGCAGGCTGGGCTTGAACTTGGGCAGCAGCCTCAACATCAGCCTGCACGCTCCTAAGTACATCAAGGGTATTGCAACGCATTGGGACGTTGACGAAAGCCTTGACTACTTCTTGTGCAGCTCGCCAGATGATCGCAAAAAGCTGTTCATCTACAAGTACCTGTACCAGGCTACAGGCGGCGGCACTGCCAAATCCCAGGCCAGTTGGAGTGAGTGGACGTTTGACGGGGACATCCGCTACATGCGTTTCCTCGACGGCGATCTGTGGTTGGTCATGACCTACCCGGATGGCACCTACAACTGCACTTTGTCAATTGATGAGCTGCGGGTCACTACCGAGCCAGAGATCCTGCTAGATCGAAAGATCAACTACCCCGAGTGCAATGCGAACGTTGCACTTACGGACAACATCACTGCCAGCTACAACGCCGCCACGGACCTGACAACGTTCACCTTGCCGTACCAGATGCAGGGTGAAACCAAGGCTGTCATCAGGTTCGACAACAGCCGGCTGAAGGGGCTACAGCTCGGCATTGCAACCACTGGCACCACCATCGTCTGCACAGAACGGGGAGACTACACCGGAGACAAGATCTCTTTTGGCCGCACCTACACGATGGAGTACGAGTTCAGCACCCCGTACACCGTCGAGAAGGACCAGGCCAGAAGTCGAATCATTGGCGATCTGGATGGGCGACTGCAGGTTGCGACCTGGACTACCCACCATCAAGAGACTGGTGAGTACGAAGTTGTTGTGCGTCGCCTGAACAGGGCGAATGACAGCCGCCAGCAGTTCCGCAGCCGCAGGCTCAACGTGCTGAACAACTTGATCAGCACAGAGACAAGTGTGCTTGAGAATGGCAGGTTTCGTGTTCCTGTTTATTCCAAGAACACGCAATGCAGTGTCACCATCGAAAGCAGCAGTTGGTTGCCAGTGACCATCACTGGTGCTTCATGGGAAGGCAATTACACTAATCGCAGCAAGAGCTTGAACTGATGCCGTTCGCAGCCGCTGTCCCATATATCTTTGGCGCTCTTGGCGTTGGCCAGTCGATTCTCGGCGGCATGGGCCAGCAGGCTGCCGCTGACGCGCAAAACAAAGAAGCAGAGCGAATTGCCAAAGCTCAGTTCAAGCGGGCCCGGCAGGAATACCAGATCCAGAAGAAGCGCGACGTGACCCAGTGGTACTGGGATCGTGCTCGCGTTGAGCAGCTGCGCTTCAACGAGAAGCAGACGGCCCTGGATCAGGCCACCTATGGCGCCAAGCTGATCTCTTCGGCCACTGAGAACCTGGCCATCAACAGTCAGGCTCTCTACGACAAGTTCGTGACCGAGGAGCGGCTGCGTGCCACTCAGGTCGGCATGGACTACCAGTACACGACCAACAAGCTGGCGGCCGATAGCACCGAGGCGGTGCGCCAGTACATGCAGAACATCAACCAGACAGCGCTGCAGAGCAGTGCCACGGTTGCCAAGCTCACGACCGATACGCAGGAGCTGTTGGCCAGCCTGGCGCTGGAGGAGCAGCGTGACTACCTGGGCTGGCAGCTAAACGTGCTGTCAGCCGCGGCCAAGGACAGCGAAGTCAAGGCTGCAGTCAGTGCCCGCCAGGGTGGAAGCAACACCTCTAGGAAGCTGGCTGTGCAGGCAGCGCAGCAGCTTGGCCGCACATGGGCTGAGCTTGACCAGCGGGCTACCAGCCGGGACGTGAAGCTCGGCCTGCTGAACAGCGCGATGAAGAACGACGTGTCTCGTCAGCTCAGCCAGTACGCGCTGACGATGCAGGACGAGACAGACAAGATCAAGTACACCAACCAGCGGTACGTCTCTGACTACGGGCTGGCCAAGAGTCAGATGGAAAGCCTGACGATCCCGAGCTTCCAGCTAGCTGAAAACCAGTACGGGCGTGAGCTGAAGAGCCTGCAGCTGCAGACGCGTCAAGCGTTTGATGAGGCGACAACGAAGTACCGCGAACAGACCTTCTTCGATCCGCTGAAGCCTGTTGCAGGTCTGCGGCCTCAGTACATCGCACCCACTGCGATTGCAGGGCCAAGCACCGCTTCCATCATTGGCAACGCGATTGTCAGTGGCATTCAAGGGGCTGCATCGGTCAGTGATCCCAAGAAGTGGGTTGGAGGTTAAGCTTGACAGCGTACAACTGTTGTTCTCATGGCGAAGCTGAAAGGGCAAGAATTGCTTGCTTACATCCAGGAGCGTGCCGGCACTGATGAAGGTGCCATCATCCAGGGTGCTGGCTACTACGGGTATCGCAACGGCAAGCTCAATCTGCAGCGCACAAAGTTCTATCGCGCTATCAGCCAAGCGAATGGCCTTGTGATCGGAGACCCTGTGCCTGACGAGCGCCCTGGCAAGGAACCCACCTTCCGCCTCAAGGTTGGCCCCAAGGGACTGGTCCCTGTAGGTCGCGCCTATACGGAGCAATGCAACATGAAACCAGGAACCTTTGTGAAGGTCTTGGTTGAGGATGGCTGCGTGATCCTTGAGCCTGAAGATGCAGCACCAGCAGGATGCCCAATGCCTCCTGCTGCCACATTGGCAAGCATTGCCTAGCCTCAACAAAGGGGAGATCGTGGAGGGGTTGCAGCGACCCCTCTTTTTTGTGCCATGGGGATCAAAGAAGTGCAGTTCACGCCTGAGCGGTGGCTCCAGTTCTGGGACAACTACAAGGGCCTAGAGCACCAAGTCGATGCCATTCGCAAGCTTGGCCAACACATCAACGAAGCAGACCCCTGCCTGCTGAGTGAATCAGCCGACTGGGTGCAGACCTGGCGTACACCCATCGTTGATGTACCCAATACTTGGGAGGGAGTGGAGCTTGCAGCCAAGAACTCAGGCGCCAAGTTTCCCGAACTTGTTGCAGCCCAGTGGGCTCTGGAAAGCGGCTGGGGCAAGCACACCAGTGGACGCCATAACTACTTCGGGCTGAAGGGGCCTGGCACTGCTCAGAAGACGCAGGAGGTGGTGAACGGCAAGACCATCACCATCACCGATGAGTTCCTCAACTTCCGCAGCCTCAGCGAATGCGTTGAGTACCTCGTTGACCGCTGGCATCGGGACTTCACTGCGAACGGCAAGACCTACCGCGGGGTCAACAATGCCAGCTGCCGGGAGACCGCAGCACGTGAACTGCAACGCCAGGGGTATGCGACCAACCCAAGCTATGCCGACCGCCTGATTGCGTTGATGCGTCAGCGGCGCCCTGTTCAAGGGGAGGCCATTACCCGCAACCCGTTGAATGTCCGCTGGCAGAGCCAGAACGACAACAAGAGCGGCACCGGCTACCGGGAGTGCTTCTCCTCCAGCTGCGCCATGCTCGCCATGTTCTGGGGCAAGGTCGTTGGCGATGACGCCTACAACGCCATCCGCCAGAAGTACGGCGACACCACCAGCGCACAGGCACAACTGGCAGCACTGCGCTCCCTTGGGCTGCGGGCTGACTTCCACACCGATGGCAACCCCAAGAAGCTGGAGGAAGAGATTGATGCTGGTCGGCCTGTTGCCGTTGGCTGGCTACACAAGGGGCCCGTCTCCAACCCCAGCGGCAGCGGCCACTGGTCCGTCGTGATCGGCTACACGGACATTGCCTGGATCCACAACGATCCGAACGGCGAGGCATCCCTTGTAGGCGGCGGCTACGCCAACAACAGCAAGGGGGCTGGCATTGCCTACAGCCGCAAGAACTGGAATCCACGCTGGATGCCTGGTGGCTCTGGCGGCTGGTATCTCACCTGCAAGCCATGAAGAGAGAACGACTTCACCTCAGCGTCTACACCAACATCGAAACAGGTGTGGACTGGAACGGGCGGTATTACATCGCCTACACCAACGGGGCCAGCATGTTCTTCCGTTGCCCCAAGGAAACGCGGAAGTGGCTGAAGCTCCCGGCCAAGATCCCTTCTCGTGAGGCCTACGACAGCTGGATCGCTTCGCTTGAAGCGGCAGACCAAGCACGTGTCAGCAAAAAGGCCGAACCTTTAACAAGGGAGGAGCCTATTGAACAAATGTCGCCCAACCTTTCACAAGAGCTGCTGGCCACAGGCTTTGGCCCCGAGTGTCACCTGGATGAGACTGACCCCAACCACCAGACCAAGATGATCACCTAGCCCTGTGGGCCTCCCAGGCCTCACCCAGGTTCTCCGCTGCTTCCTGGGCAAACCAACGGGCAATGGCTGTCTGCTGATGCCAGAGCTGGTTGAGCAGCACTGCCGTGTTCAACAGCCCTTCATAGTCCTGTGACTCAAACAGGTCGAGCAAGGTCCGCTTGGTTGCTTCCTGCCTGAATTCCAGCTCCTGACCGACAACAAAGGGTTGCACGGTCTACCTCTTGACCATTGGGCTGACGATCCCAGCCAGAACCTCAACGGCTCGATAGAGCTTGACTGCAAGCCTGCGGTAGCTGCTCAATGCTTCATTGTCCTTCGGCGTTGGGGTCATGTTCACGATGACCAGGGCAACACCATGAATCGCTACTGCAAGCGCAACGTAATCACTGATGCGATCCACTGTTGAAAAGCGTCTCGCTCAACCCTACTTAATCCTTGACAGCTGGCAAGTGTGTTTGCTCCAGGTTGCGAAGGCGCACCTCATGGTCTCGCAAATCGTCTTCTAGGACACGAATATCCTTTTGCAGCTCAGACCGCAACATCCTGACCTCATTGAGAATCGCGTCCATTCCTCGCTTCATAGAGCCGTGCTCGACGGCCATTTTCCATAGGGCGCCTGTCGCGGCCACCCCAACAACAGACGCGACCTCAAGCACGGATTGCACCCAATCTTTGGCCAGCCTATCTAGGCCATCAAGATGAGCTACACCCCGGTTGGCTTCAGCGGCCAAACAAGATTGAACGGGTCAGCTTGCTGTGTGATGTCCCGTAGCTCCTGCCGATAAACAGCCCAAGCGGCAGCATCGACTGGTGCATCAGGCAGTTGTGTCCAGTCGGAATCAGCTAGGCGCTGGTTGCGTTGAACGCGGACTGCTGCCCACTGCTGGTCAAGGACGACCTGACGCTCCTCGGTGGTCATGGGACGGACTGAAAACTCAGTGCCCGACCACTCCAGAACTTCGCTGTACTGATCAAACGATGGGCGTGTGAAAGGCCCGGTGTAACCCCAGGCTGTTAGCTCTTCAGCAGTGAAGGTGCTGGGGTCAGTGCGGGTAGAGCCATCAGCGAGCTTGATCCGAAAGGGAAGCTCCTGTGGCCACTGCTGGTTGTGTGAATAGAGGTTGGTCATGGTTGATTAGGGCGGCAGGAGCCACATGGAGACTGGGCGACCGGATTGGCTGTACTCCACATAGGAAGTATTTCCGTTATTCCAGATGTACTGGTTTGAAGTGGCTTGACTAAAAGGCCAGCGACTGGAAGAAGGTCCGCCAACGGTAGTTATCACGTAAGCCCACCAGTTGCTGCTTGAATAAATCAGGTTGTAGTCAACGCCTGATATATCGCATCCCGATAGCTCGTCCCACCAGAACAGCTGGTAATCAAGCCCTGCCCCAGGGTTGATAGCAACTGAAGCGGCAAACGAGTTTTGGTTGTTGCAGCTATTGCCAGCGGCAATGCGCTTGACATTACCGGCTTGGATTGTCTTGCCAAACACGTTGCTGCCAGTTGGCTCGTCCCAATACCGCAGGTCAAATCTCCAGTTCAAGCTATTTGTGACCGCTTGCGTATATAAATAAGAAAATCTGGAATCATCCAGACATAATCCCGCGTCTGGGTAGGTCTTCGCTGGCTTGACGTACCCAGTTGTTTTAGGCGTTGGATAACCAACAACTGTGGCTGGTCCAGGATTGTAAGTGCCAACAAGTATCTCCCCATTTGCATTTGTTGCATATGGAGCAAGATCTGGATAAAGAGGCGTCGCCCACACCCCATCAACGCGACGCTCAAACACTTCCTGCTGCTTCCACACCCCAGTACGGAAGGATGCACCGGTAGGGCGTGGCCCAATGATTCCTCCTACAGGCGTGATGACTGTCATCAGGTGATCTCCAACGCTGAGACCGTTACCTCAAGATCACTAGCAGCACTGGCTGTTGCTCGGATTTTCTCTCCTCGCTTGAGGATTAACTTATTGGGGATCGCTTCCAGCGTGCTGTCAGCAGGCACCTGAATCGTGTTAGCGATCTTGGCGATAGCAGCATCAGTTGAATCAGTGATCGTCAACGTGATGTCTGCACCATTGGTGCCATCCACATTGGCAACGAGGCAGCTCAACACAACAGCGCGATCTGCGTTGGCCACGTTGGGCGCTTGATACACATCAGTGATGGTGGTTGTAGAAAGGGCAACGGATGCCCGATTGAAGGTTTCAGCCATGAAGGGTTACCTCAGGAAAGTGCGACGGCAAGGCCAAGACTGACGCCAACACCGCCCGCAAGCGTGCCGTTGATGACGCCTTGAACCGTGAGGCTGCCCTGCACGGTTTGGTTGTTGGCCATCGTGATGTTCCGGCTTGCATCGATGGATACGGCATTCTGCCCACCTACTGCCACACCAAGTTCATTTGCCCCGGTTCTATACAGGCCGGTATCTGTGTCACCGTCAAAGGAGATGCTTGGAGCGGAGGCGTTTGCGGTGTTGCTAAACCTGGCCTGCCCGGTGAATGTTGCGCTTGTGCCAACAATGGCTCCAGTAAATGTTGCGCCAGTCAGCCTTGCGTATCGTGCGTCCGGCTCTTTGACGCCATAGCCAAACCACACCCAACTTGTCGTAGCGCTGTTGTAGATAATCCTTGCTGTTAAGCCAGCATCGCCCACAAAGCCAGGAGGGAGGCCCGTCAAGGGCGAAAAAGACTCAATGCCAGTGCTGTTGGCGACCTCAACGGCTGTTCCGTTCGCAGGCGCTGCAGGAATTGCAGCGACATTCGCAACCTGAGCGAAAGCAGTCAGACCGCCGACTACAGCGATAGCGCTTTCAATCGCCTGCTGTGCCGCCTGCACTTCACTCAGTGTCGTGCTCAAAAGATCACTTGTCTCCTGGTTAACAAAGGAGTTGCTGCTTGCTTCGTCATTCAGCTGCTCAGCTGTCAACAAAGAGCCCGACTGGAAGGTGACGTAGGTGCCGTCGTTGGGAGTGATCCTCTTGACTCGCACCCATGTTCCGCTTGCAATTCCAGCTGCCAAGCGAGCCACCGTTCCACTGCTGACGAAATCCCACTGCGATGGCCTGCTCAGTTCGGTCCACGACGCACCTTGATTGATACTGGTGTAGACGTGTATGTGACTTGGCTGCAGATAAGAGATTGTCTTCGCTGCAGACGACACCAGCGGAAAGTCTGTGGCCCCAGCAGTGCCAGCTGTGTAATCGTTGCCGCTATAGGTGTAGTAGGTAGCTGTCACTGGCCCGCTGCAGTGCTTTTGCTCAGCCTACCGCTAGTAACCACGACGAGCACGCTCGTACAAGGCGTCGATCTGTCCATCGATAGTTGATGCCTCGCTGGCGTTATTTGCCATTGCAGCGTTGCGGCTCCCCTCAAGCAGCATGTAACGCTCACGCAGGCTTGCGTTGCTTTCGATCACTCTGTTGTATGCAGCGTCGTAGTAGTCATTGATGATGTTGTCGAGGCCTTGCTCGATCTTGGTGCGAACGTCGATGAACGCAGCACCGCGCTTGTCTACATACGCCTGCACCTCGGGCCGATTGCGGTACGCCAGCACCGCCTGCCGCAACGTTTGACCGCCAATGCGGATCGTCGCCATCTCCTGGTTCAGCTCCTGCTGCTCACGCACCGTGACCTTCAGGCCCGAACGCGAGGGGCTCTTCTCTGTGTAGCTGCCCTTGATCTCGAAGATGGCCTGCCATGCAGCATCAGCCTCACGCTTGCCGCGGGGCAGGAAAGGAATAGCCATCTGCAGCGGGTTCAACCCGCCGGGCCCCTCGCCTGGATAGGTGGGCACCGGCTCCCCTGTGATCTGGTCGATCAACAGTGGGGTAACTCCACCTGCTCCAGGAATCCGGTCGGTCAGCCTGGCAAAGATGCCTGTGCCGAACGTGTCCTCGTGGACGCGCATCACCTCGGCAAACGTCGCGCCCTGGTAGGCGTGCTTGTACGGGTCAACGATCTTGTCCACGTAGTTGAGCAGACCACCGAAGGGTGTCTGCGTTGCTGCGTAGTTCTGCAGCAGGCGTGCGCCCTTGGTGCCCAGCACGAGGTTCTTGTCGCTCAGCGTGTCCATCACATCGTTGATGCCACGCAGGAACGTCGCCTGGTACAAACCAGTGACCATGATTCCGGCCATGGCTGCCACCCATTCCTCCTGAGCGGCCTGCGGCACATAGGCGCTGTACTGCCCCATGTCTGCTGCCATTCGCAGAACGCCAGCGACTGGCTCCCCGAAGCGGTCAAAGGGAATCTCCATGTCGCCCAGCCTCAGTACATAGGGGCGATTGCCAGCGCTCTCCCAAGCCTTTTGCGCAGCACTGCCACGACCGCCAGAGGACCAGCGACCAGGGCCGCCTCCAACAATCTGACCGTCCATGGCCATGCCATAGAACGCCGCGGCCACCGTGGTGGTGAAGGCAATCTGACCAGCTACCCGGAAGGTTTCACCGGGGTCCTTGAGTAGCTCCTGCTGAATAGCGATCACTGAGGCGGTGGGGTTGAACCCAGCACCGGCGATGGCCTTGCTGGCATTCATCACTGCCCCGAAGCCAGTGGACTCAACAAAGCCCTGCTTCAGGATGTTCAGCGGAGTGCGGACGAACGGAACGAAGGGCCGCAGGTATGGGGCTGTCTGCAGCAGGTTGTTGACCTTCTGCGCGATTGGATTGATCTCCTGGAACGTGGCGCGGTCAGCCTCGACCGAGATGCCATTCATCAGGTTGTAAGCACTGTCGAGCTTGTACTTCTCCCAAAGCTCCGGCTTGTGCAGGTTGAACGCTGCATTGGCCTCCTTCTGGATGAAGGTCTCCAGTGCTGCCTTGTCCTTTAAGTCCACGCCTTCCCGAGCTGCACGTTGCACCGCCCGAGCCGCCACCTCGCCGCGAATGACTAAGTGTTTGGCGAACTCGTCAGTTCCGAGCAGCGCCCTGGACGGCAAACGCAACACCTGCCCAAGGGTGTCCACCGTGTCCTTGAGGCCATCACTGACCTCAACCCCACGCCGCCCCAATAGCTCCTCCAGCTTCCCACCGGTGATCGCAGCATCAATGCCTGTCTCTGCACCGGCCTGGTACAGAGTTGTCTCCGTTCGGGCGGCGTGCCAGCCCAACTCCAGCGCATCGCGCCAAGCAACACGCATGGCAGACAACGCAGCACCAGCTTCAGTTGCTGCCTGCTCTGCCATCTGCCGGCCAGCCATGCCGGTGGCTGCATAAGCACTGGCTGCACCCAACTGCAGCATCGGACGGGTCACTGCCCAGACCACGCCAGCAGCGTTGGTGACAAAAGTGCCAGGCGCAGACAGCAGACCGTTGATGAACACCTCGGTCCAAGCGTTGCCTGCAATCTCCAAGCTCATCGATGACTTGGCGATCTTCAGGGGGTCATCGAGGAACTTGACCCGCTTTGCCAAGTTGATCAGCTCGTTGATGCCATCAACCTTTTGCTGACCGTCGCCTTGGAGCTTGGCGGCGATCTCCGTGAACTTGTCCTGATACTGGCCAACGTTGCCTAGGCGATCCGCTGTTTCCTGCAAGAAGCGGTCTGCATCACGGGTGGCATTTGGAACTCCACGCCGGAGGGCTTGTGTACGCAGGCCACGGCCATAGCTCTGATCCCAGCCGAGCACGTATCCGCCGAAGCGGGACAGGTGCTGCATCTGCTGGGCAAAGATCAACCCTTCGGTGGTTGCGTTCTGGCCAGCGTCAACCTGACGCAGGAAGTTTTCTCCTGCCTGCTTGATCGCTCCTGCCGTTGACTCCAGGTAGGTCTTGGTGACCGCTGCGGCGAGGCCTTCCTCTTCACCGCCCACCATGGCGGCCTTGTACACCGCATCTCTCGCCCCAGCCTTGGCAGCTTCTTCCGTTGCCTTCTTGTCAACGCGAAGCCAGCCCATCTTCCGGTAGTAAGCCGTCAGCTCGCTCCACTCCATCGGCAGCATTTGCTGCAGATGTTTCACCATCTTGCGAGTGGTTACTTCATCAAACCCCTCCCGCTGCTTGGTGTAGAGGCCTGATGCTTCCGCTGCACGTAGAGCGCCGACAAAGAACTCACCGCGATCAGCGGCTTCCGAACGTTCGATGAACCGCGGAGTTGCGTAGGGGCTGGGGTTGGCACATGCGACGCGGGCCATCAGAGATCCTCACAATGCAGTCCACCGTTATCCAGGGTGGTTCTGGTGTCGTTGACAAGACCATCAACGAATCGCTGCGCTCTTGCCTGAGGCTCAAGCAGCTTCATTTCTGTGTCTAGTTTGTCGGCCAAGTTGCGCAATGCACGCAGCTTGGGGCTGCCTTTGATGTCGCCTGCTTCTTGCAGCACATCACGGATGCCGTTCTGCAAGGCAAGCATGTCGCCCTGAGACAGCTCAAACGTGCGCTTCTGTGGGCCTAGCTCGTTGATGTTGAAGAACGCACTCTCGCCGCGACGCGTCTTCCATGCCTCATCCAGCTTGCCATCCAGGCTGGGCAGGATGCCCTGAACGGCGCGGATCTGTGCATCAGTGAGCTTGACTTTGCCAACGATGTCGGAGTCGTACACCGGATTGCCGATGGTCACATTCATCATTTCGTCGGTTGCATCAGCTTCCATCTGCCGCGCCCTGGCAAGCACTGCATCGCGGTTCTGCTGTAGTTGCTGCTCAGCAAGTTGATCGGCTTGGCGCTTAGTGGTTGTGCGGCCAAGGAGTTCACCATTCTCATCAAACACTTCCCAGCCGCGGCCTATCTCAGCCTTGCGCACCTCAGGAACTGGAACGGTGTCAAGGGTTGTGCCCAGCATTTCGCGCACAACCGTCTGGTCATCCATCAGCCCCTGCAGCCCTTGGGCATCTGCAGCGCTGAGCCGTAGCTCCTCGGCGGTGTCGAACTGGTTGAGGTTCTGACCAGCACGGATGGCTTCTTCCTGTGCCGCCACCGTGGCCTGATCAACCTTCAGCTCAGGCGGCATTGCAGCTTGCTGCGCTTCCCAGTTGTCGTAGGCATCACGAGCTTCCTTGGCGGCCAGGTTGTCCTGCACCTCGGGGCGCATCTGGGGGTTGCCGTTGACCAGCTCCTTGTTCCACAGCCACTCTTCGTAGCGAGTGGCCTCGTCGATCTTGCTGGCCTGATTGATAACCAGATCACCGCGGTCCAGATCGGCCGCGGCTTTCCGGTTGAATTTGACCGCCATGGTGTCCGGGTCAATCGATGCCCAGCCCTCGTTGAGCCCACGCTCATAGAGAAAGTTCATCCAGACCGAATCGGAGGCCGGCACCACGCCGTACCGGTTGGCAGCAGGACGGAAGTTGTTGAGGTACTCCAGGGCATCAACCCTGGTGCGAGGCATCAACTGCCGGACCTGCTGCTGTAGCTCGGCCATGGAGCGCATGATTCCGTCAGGGCCCTCCTCGAAGGTCAGCTCCTGCGCCTCCATGAATGCCTTGTAGGCATCCCGCTCAAAGGCGTTACGGATCGTTTGCGGAGTAACGGTTGCCTCTGGCGGCCGGGGGCCAAGGTCAACAACCTGGGCTGGCTCGACAGCTGCAGCTGCCGGGAACTGAGCCATGCCTTGCGGGCCAGGCTGCACCGGCGCCAGCTCTCCAATCCCCTCCAGTCGGCGCAGTGATTGCTGGACCTGTGGGTTGAGCTCCGCATCCGGCAGCCGGGCCTTCTCTTCCAGCCACGCCTTGTACGCCTGCAGGTCATCCGGCCCACCTTGGGTGGATGGAGCAGGCATCGCACCTTGCGCCGCAAACTGCTGCAGCGCCGGGTTGCCATCAGCCTGCGGCGGCATGAACTGCTCAGCCGGGGCCTTCTCCATCAGCCATTGCTGGTAGAGCGGGTCTTCATTGAGCTGGCTGGCCAGGCCCTCCATCTGTGCCAACCGGTTCTGCACCGGACTGGCCATGTCAGCAGGCACGCCTTCTGCTGGAGGCATGGGCCGCTGATCAAATGGCACCATTGCGCCGCCCGGCTCCGTCTGCACCTGCCGAGCCTGCGCCTGCTGCATGTCCTGCAGGAACTGGTTCTTTGCCTCCTGCGAACGACGAGCTTGGTCAACCTGGAACTGCAGGTCGCTCATCGCGCCTGGCATCCGCACGCCAGACACTCGACCCTGGGCCACCAGGGTGCGGCCGATGCTGTCCCCGATCTCCTGGCTACTGGCGTTCAGCGCTTCAACAATCAGCCGGCGCTCGCCATCTCCCGCTGTACGGAAGTTCTTGGCGTACTTGTAGACGCGGTACTGGTCGATGATCCCGTTCAGTACCGGGGCCATAACCAGACCCTCCAGCATCTGCTTGGCCTTACGGGTCAGCGCACTGTCTTCCGCGTAGGTGGCGGTGGTATTGCCAATCCCCTGCAACCACGGGATCCCCGTGGACGAGAGCATGTCGCCGAACGTCTCGTCGAACTCGGCGTCTCCCTCGCCATAGACGTTGAACGCCGCAAAGGCATCCCATGCCAGGGCCTGACCAACAGTGCGGATGCGTGCGCCAGGCGTCCCTTTGCTGAGCTGGGTCCACGCCTTGGCTGACTGCCGCACGTCGTCCATCCAGCTCCCGACTTCGGGGACTGACTTGGCTACGTCCTGATAAGTCAAGGCCAACCAGTCATTGCGAATAGCCCGGCTTGCAGCCCGTTGTGCAGCCGTGCCCTTCTGGAAGGTCTTCTCGACTTGCCCTAATGCGGTGGCTGCATTGGTGACCTTCTTGGTATTGGCCAGGTCATCCAACTTGGTCAACCAGTTACTGGCACCCGTGGCCACATCGGCCACGCCACCCAGCGCTTTGATGCTGCCTGCTGCACCAAGCGCCATGGCAGGCGCCTTGAGCGCCACCTTCGGCAGCGTCGTGACCATTGTTCCGAGACGGACCAAGTTGCTGACCGCCTGACCAGCCTGCGTCTCAGTCCGGAAGGTCTCGCGGCGCCACTGGGTCCAGGGGTTGTCGCTGTCGTCGAAGACGCTGATGTTTGGATCAGCCTCCCCAACGGCGACGATGTTGGCCGTCTGGCGAACTACATCCGCAACACCAGCGCCAAGGTCAAGGAAGTCGGTGCCAAGACCGACTGCAGCGTTGGCAGCGATCTTGCCCAGATCACCAAAGAACTGCCCAGCGTTCTGAGCAAACATGGGCCGCTGGTCGCCGCCCTGCTGCACTGCCATCTCGGCAGACCTGAGCTCATCCTTCTGCTGCTGCTCATACTCCCAGGCAGCCCTGCCGGCATAGTCCAAACCCTGAGGAGGGGTTGAGACTGCAACAGACCCTCCTGGTTCAAGATCGTCCCAAACCCACTGCTGCTTTTGTGAGTCCCAGCGAGCAGCCATCAGCCTCTCCTCCTGTAATCGAAAGTGCCGGCCCTGGATCTCTGGTCAGCCAGCAGACGGGCGTAGTTGTTGCCAAAGCCGCTCGCCTCCAGGCGACCGGTGGCTGGGTTGAAGAACGAATCAGCTCTGGCCTTGGCAATGGCCTCGATGGTCACGCCGGCCTGGATGATCCGAGGTAAGCGCTTCAGGAAGTCAGGCAGTGCTGCGGGTGCCTGTACCGCCAGATCCAACGCGTTGAACAGAAGGCGGTTGAACCCAACGCTGTTTTGCGGGATCCCCATGCGCTGGAGCAACGGAGTCACCTTCACCGCGGTGTTGGTCAGAATCCCCATCCAGCGGCGATCACTGGTCTGAGGGGTGCCACCCTGCTGACCGGAAACGGTGCCGACGTTCAGCTTCCCGTTGCCAGGGTCGCGGTGCCCGAAGTACGCCTGGGTGTAACCACCGTCAGCAGTCCGGGTGCCTTCGTTGATGCCAATGGCCACCATGATCGGGTGCCGATCACTGCTGATCGCCAACGGCACAGGAGCTGCTGGGGCTGACGCCACAACCTGAGGAAGCGCCGGAGTCTGTACAGACATGGGCCGCTCGTTCCTCCAGAGCGACGCCATGGCCGCCAGGTTCTCGGAGTTGATCACCAGATCAGCCAGGTTTGGCTTGGCCGCGGCAGGAGTCGGCGGAGCATCAGGAACTCCGGCCAACACCGCCAGACCACCACCGACCACCTGCCGAGCCAGCTCTTGCTGGGGAGATTGCTGGCGAGCGGGTTGCGCCTGCTGCTGTTGAGGCTTGACCGCACCCTGACCAGACGAAGGCTTGGGTGCCTGGCGGGCAGCAGTTGGAGCAGCTGATGCGCCACCCAGGTCAATACCAACCTTGCTCAACAGTGACGACAGGCTGGCCAGGGCATTGCCCGGCTGAACCATGCCCAGACCAAAAGCAGACATGGCATCTGCAGGGATGCTGAGGGAGGACTGACCGGTTGTTCCCCTTGTCCGCTGTCCCTGCGTAAGGGGAATCTTCTGGATCATCTGACGCCAGTATCTCTGAGGATCCGGGTAAGCCTCGCCCTTGTCATTCTTGGCGGCCCCCATCCGATTCAAGAAATACTTGGTGACATTTTTGTAATCCATCGATACCCCTCTGGCCTTTGCCCCATTTATGACGCTTTGAGGAAAAATGCTAATTGTTTCGTATTTGCCCGGACCCAAACGGTTCATATTTGCCTGAACTTCATTCACTTCGTTCATGACGCGCTGGTTAAAGCTGAGCCCCTCCGGGACATCTTGCTTGACTCCCTTCATCCTGCTGTTGCGCAACGCCTCAAGCTCGTTTCGGAAAATGCCCAGAGCATCGTCTCTGCTGACAGGCTTTTCAGATCCGTTAATTCTTTCCTCCGTTTGCTTCGTCGCCTGAATGCGCAGCTTCCTTGCGTTCTCTGCGAGGAGAACTTTTGCTTCTTTGCCACGGAATTGAGGCTGATCCAGTTGCGCAATGGTTATGTCAATAGCAGCCTGCTCGATCAAGTCATCGCTTTGGGACTTAGCCCACGCGGCATTTGACGCCGGCGAGCCACTATCTTCCTGCAAGTTCTGCAACAAGAGTTGCGCTTGTCGTTCAACGGGCAAGCCAGAACTCCGAATCCGTGACGTGATCTGGTCCCTGTTTCGGCCGGGGGTGTTCACCTCTTGGAGAAGGTCTAGGTACTGCTCTCCGCGATCTCCAGTGAGCTGCTGGCCAAAAGACTCGTATTGGTTGAACTGAGAAACAATTTCACGCAATGCGTCCGGGCTGTTTTGCCATTCGCCAGCCCTGGACTCAAGCTCTGCTCTCGCCGATGTGTCTCCCCTCAGCGCACGCACAAACAGACCGCCAACGCTCTTTAGCGCTTGCTTGCGCTCGTACTCCTCCTGCAGCGGCTTGAGTGTAGTTGCTCGATCAGAAATGTACGAGCGCAACGTCCGGCCAGCTGCATTGATCGGTTGGTCGAAAAGATCAACAGGCGACGCGGTGCCCTCTCCCAAGATGATCCCGTCGTCGGCCCATGAGTCGATGTTTCGCAGAAGAGCGTCCGCCTTGTCAAAGTCGCCCCTGCCAGCGTAAAAATCGACCCTATCTGCAACGCTTAATGCAAACTGCTCGGCAAACTCAACCGATGTGTATATCCCCTCTTTTCCGTAATACTTTGCAAGATCTTGGATGTATTTGCGTGATTGCCCTTTGAACTTGACTGCTCCTTCAATGTTCTGCTCCGCCAGCAGCTTTTCCTTGCCTGCTGTAAGTCCCTCAAGGTCAACCCCGATCTTCCGGCGATTTCGTGCGTTCTGCTCCTGGACTGTGTTAGCCGCAAGTCCCTCATAGCTCCTCCCTCTGATCGACGCCTCTTGTTGGGCAATCGCTGGCACCAAGGGCGTAACGTACTGCGGGGGCAGCGCCTTAAGCCCAGAACTCTCCATTGCGCTGTCGCGGATCCGCGTCCGTTCCAGAGCGATTTCTTCCTGGGTGCTCTGCGGATTCGTGAGAATCCGGCTGTTAGCGGTGTTGACGCTTACGCGCTGCACGAACTCAGCAGCATTGGCCTGCGCCAGAGCCTCGTTGGCTATGTCCTGAGCACGAGGGCTCATTGCCTTTACGGCGTCACGAGCCTTTTGGTCGCCACTGCGGTACAGCGTGGCAACATCCATGTTCGAGAACAGTTCACCGACCTGCTTCTTCGCCTGCTGATCGGCGTAGGCGTTGTAGATCGGAGCAGCAGTCTTGGTGAACTGATCGAGAAAGCTTGCGACTTCTGCAAAGCCTTGGCCGGCGTTTCGCCCAGCGACAGCAGCATTGCGGTTATCGAGAAGCGGCCCTGAGGAGCCAAGACTGACGCGCAGATCCGGAGCACCCGACACCCGGTTGGGTGTTGCAGGCCGGAAGAAGGCGTTGACCTCGCTGGTTCCAGGGCGGCTGTAAGTCATCGGAGATCAGCAGCCTTTTTTGCCGCCACCTTTAGAGCCCTTGCCCTTACCACCTTTGCCTGTCATTGCTTGAATGGTGTCAAGTACAGCCGCAAGCTACCGCATGTCACGTGCTTCGGAAGCCCTACTGGCGCAAATCCACGGACTAGTTGGTCAAGAAATCGTGTCGTTGCTGCACTCGGATGATCCACGAGAGCGCATTGCAGGGCTGGATCGTGCAATGCGTTTTCTAAAAGACAATAACATCACAAGTACATTAGAAGCATCAGTGCCAATTCAGCAGATACACGCTTCCTTGCCAAGCCACGAAGAGCTTGAGAGACTTATGACCATGACCCCCGATTAGCCATGACCGTCTACACGAACCCCCAAACACCGCTAGTAGGCGCTGTCACGATGGTTGGCAGCCCCTCGGAGCGAGCAAGCGGAACCTCCTACCGCTCAGTGGTTGCTATCACACGCCCAAGCAACACCACCGCATACACAGCTGGAGATGTGATTGGTGTTGCAGACGCAACCACACCTGCCAACGCAGGCAGCGCCATCCACACGCTCGCATCAGTTGGCCCATCTGGCGGCTATGTGATCATCCAATCGGTTGAGCTTGCTATTGGCAACACAAGTGCCCCAAGTGGCATGGGCGGTTTCAGGCTGCACTTTTACACTGCCTCTCCCACTGCGATTCTTGACAATGCAGCGTTTGACCTAACTAGCGGAGAGGTCTCTGCATACCTCGGCTTTGTTGAGCTTCCTTCCCCTCAGGATCTTGGTAGCACCCTCTACACCCAGGCTGATTACACGGGCCGCCTGATCAAGCTTGCAGATAGCAGCACGAGCTTGTTTGCGGAACTTGAAACGCGAGGCGCTTACACCCCAGCAAGCGGCACCCTGTACACCCTGCGAGTCAAAACGCTGGAGGCCGGACTGTGAGCGTGACTCTCCCCTCCCGCCATCCAATCCTGACGCCACAGTGGATCAAGAACGAGCTATGGCGCCGCGCTCGTGCAGTCCCCTCGCTGGACCTGCGCTTTGCCGATAACAAAAGCCTCGTTGACGCAACCACCGGGCAGAACCTTGCCACGTTCACCCGCGCCAGTAGCGGCACCTACGTCGATAGCCAGGGTGTGATCCAAAGGGCGACGACGAATTTGCTGCTGAGGAGTGAGGAGTTTGGGACGACTTGGACAGCAGTGCGATCTAGTATTACAGCAGACGCTGCGACCGCCCCTAATAACACTTTAACCGCAGACAAACTGGTCGAAGATACAACCGCCACTAATAGTCATCAGCTGCAGCAGTCGGCAACCATTGCTGCAAATACAACTTACACTGTTTCATGTTTTATTAAAGCCGCAGAACGATCTGAGTTGCGTTTTCTTTTTGTTGCTGGAGTCGATGGCATCAATGCACTATTTAATCTAGGCACAGGCATAGCTACCGCTCAGGCAAATACAGGCTCAGGCTCAATAGTATCTGCAAGCCTCACACCTGTAGGCAATGGTTGGTTTCGCGCTGTATGCACAGGGATCGTTTCGCCGACATCTACAGCGGCAACTCTTACTATGCGGCTTATCTCTTCTGGCGCCAACTCCTATACCGGCGACGGCACCTCAGGGCTCTTCCTCTGGGGCGCCCAACTAGAGCAATCGAGCACGGTCGGCGAATACATCCCCACCACCAGCACGATCAATAGCGCACCACGCTTCGACCACAACCCCACCACGGGCGAGAGCTTGGGGTTGTTGGTGGAGGAGCAGAGGACGAACTTGTTGCTGCAAAGCAACGGGTTTGATACG